TCATTACTCTAATTCTTGATTTGTTCTTTTGGAGACCGCTATGAGCCAACAACAATGGTACGAGACAGTTGCACTTCAGGAATACCAAGAGCAACCCTTAAACACCAAAATGCTCAAGCACGTTCGTCAACTTTTCAATGTTGACTACATCCCAACCGAAATTAACCGAGCCAATCAACGCAAATGGATCAGGTCTGTTCGCCGACTTGGAGACAAGTGGCTCTTTGCTAAATATTTGGAGAAAAAAAATGCTTAACGCTGAGGAAATTATTGACACTTGCCGAGCAATGTTGCGCCACTATGAGCCAGATGACCCTATGCGCTGGCCATTCTATTCTGGGGTGCTGGAAACCAAGATTCGTGAACTGGTACGAATCTTGAATCATGACGAATCAGTCATTCGCACATTGAACAACAAGATTGACGAAATTTTCAAGGACTAATAATGAAACAGATTGCCGCAGCATTGGTCAAAGCACAAAAAGCATTTGGCCCTGCTCTAAAAACCTCTACAAACCCGCATTTCAAATCACGCTATGCTGACCTTGCTGCTTGCGTAGAAGCGGTCATAGACGCATTAAACGCCAACGGCATAGCCCTAATCCAGCAGAATCACCCCAACCCTGATGGTGTGGTGGTGGAGACTGTATTCGTTCACGAATCCGGTGAAACCATCAGTTCTGGGCAACTGTTTGTGCCTGCATCGAAACACGACCCCCAAGGGTACGGGTCTGCTCTAACCTACGCCAGACGCTATTCCTTAATGGCCGCTTGCGGGATTGCGCCAGAAGATGATGACGGGAATGCAGCCAGTCGCAAAACCGAAAAGGTCAACATTGACACCAACGTGATGACAGACCATCTCGCAGCGATTGATGCCAGCGCCAACAAAGAAGAACTCCAGAAAGCCTACGCAGCGGCTTATGCGGCTTGTGAAGGCGATCAAAACTGGCAGGCGCGTGTGATCAAAGCCAAAGCTGATCGCATCGCCAAAGCCAAGAAGGAGGCGGCATGACCAAAAAGAAAACTCTAGGCATTGAAGAAATCACCCTGCGGGATTTCTTTGCTGCTTTTGTGATCCAAAACTATATGCAAAACGAAATTTGGAATCCTGACACCTATGAAGTAGCCGCCAGATCAGCTTATTGGGTAGCAGACGCCATGATTGAACAAAGGACTAAAAATGAATCCTCTTAAAAAAGACATTGATTTACTTTACCAAGTGAATAGCGCAGATTTAGAAGCATTACAAGATGCTCAATTTACGCTTGAATCAATAAAGAAAGCAGACCCTGGCACTTATGACGAAATCATAGATGAGTCTTTGCGATTGATAAATAAAGCATTGGGCATAAGCTATGCAGATGCTATTGAAAGGATAGCTGAACAATTAGGAGTTGAAGTATGAGAAAACATTATCTTCTTCCAAATGATTTTGCTGGATTTGCAGCTCTTAAATTTAAGAGCGCAAAAGAGATGGCATTAAAAGCAAAACGCGAATTGCTGACAAAAGAAAATGCAGAGGCAGTTGTTAGGATTGAACGTCAAGGTTTAGGATTGATCTACAAAGAAAAAACTGTTCGATCTGGGTTTACGTTGCCAACAAGCTATGAAGGATACTGGTTAATTAAACCAAAGAAAAACACCATCATAGGCAAGCGTGTCCAAAAAGAAATGGATGAGGTTTGTGGCCTGCTAGATGATTGGCAATGGGCAACTGAGAATGCTCTGGGCATATATGAATCCGTGTATGACAGAAGGGAATTCCACAACACGGTCTGTTATGCCTTGAAAGATGATTCTGTTGCGGTTAGCCAGCACAAAGATGCAAAACATAAACTGCCAGAACAATATGCAATAACAAGAGAACAGTTTGAAACAATGATTAAGGAGGTGGTTTAATGGAACAACGCACAGAAGATTGGTTTGCTCAACGTCTGGGCAAGGTCACCGCCTCTCGGGTTGCCGATGTGATGGCTAAGACCAAAACAGGTTACTCAGCTTCCCGTGAGAACTACATGGCGCAACTGGTGGTCGAGAGACTGACCCAAACCAAAGCAGAGTCGTTCACCAATGCAGCAATGCAGTGGGGTACAGACCAAGAGCCTTTTGCTCGGGCGGCTTATGAAGCCTCTCAGGGCGTTATGGTGGAGGAGGTAGGGTTTATGTCTCACCCCACCATAGAAATGGCTGGCGCGTCCCCTGATGGGCTTGTTGGGGATGATGGCATGGTGGAGATCAAATGCCCCAACACTGCCACTCACATCGAAACCTTGCTGACCAACAAGATAGATGAGAAATACATTTATCAGATGCAATGGCAAATGGCTTGCACAGGTCGCCAATGGTGCGATTTCGTGAGCTTTGATCCACGAATGGACGAAGCACTACAACTCAAGATCATCTCGGTTGCCAGGGACAACGCCCTGATTGCAGAGATTGAGGCAGAAGTCCAGAAGTTTCTGGTCAAACTGGACGAAAAGGTTTCCCAACTTAACGCTTTGAAAGGCTAATATTATGAAACGCACTCACGACATTACTGTAATTACCGGCACTTACAAAGATCGGGAAGGCAACGACAAAAAGCGTTACACCAAGATTGGGTCGCTGTTTATGACCGACAAAGGGCGGGTCAAGTTAAAGATTGACAACGCTCATCCCACAATGGAGGGCGGCTGGTCTGGCTGGGCTGAAGCCTACGAAGTGACCGAGGAACAAAGCCAAAAACAGCGCATCAAAGCCGGATTCCCCGAAGATGACGCTCCATTTTGACCAAAGAAAACGGGAATGGTGGGATTGGCACAAAGCCAACCCCCAGGTCTGGGACTACTTTGAACGGTTCTCTTTGGAGGCCGTTTCAAAGGGTCGGACAAAGATAAGTCACTGGTTAATTATTAACCGCATCCGGTGGGAGGTAAACATTGTCACAACCGGCGAGGACTTCAAAATCAGCAATGACTACATTGCCTTCTACGCACGACTCTGGAAAGCCAGATACCCACAATATAAAGATTTGTTCACAACAAAGAAAATGCTTGGAGAGCCTGATGAACTATCTAACCGACAGAATCCAAACCCTGAAAGAGCGTTACAAGGAAACTGGGGATGTCAAATGGCATCACAGGGCGCGGGAAGTTCGTACTACGCAGGAAAATCTGGCGAAGCTGCGTGAAAAGCTATGGGAAGAATACGATAGTGGCTTGGATTCACCACCAGATTGACATCTTTGTAAGATATGGCAAAATGTCTAAACGACAGTTGCCATGTCGATTTGGGGCAATAGCCCCATCTTTTTAGGGTCGCCATGAACGAAGAAGTTGCAGAATTTGTCTCAACCTTGCTGCATAGCAGTACGGTTACTCATTTCATGCACTGGGCCACATCTAGCTATGCCCAGCACATTGCCCTTGGTGACTATTACGAGGGAATCATTGAACTAACCGACAAATATGCTGAGGCATACATGGGTCGGTACAAGCAAATTAAGACCTTTCCAAATGACTTTCACGCTGGCACAGACCCCGTAAAGTACCTGGAAGGCATACAATCCTTTGTGGAGAAGGCAAGAGAGCATCTTCCCGAGGATAGTGAACTGCAAAACATCATTGATGAGATTGCAGACCTGATTAACTCAACCCTCTACAAACTCAGATTTTTGGAGTGATTATGAAAAACGAACCAGCAGGCTACGGTTTCGGCAATCAAGCCAAGATCAGCGGCAACCCCAAATCATCAGACAGCACTGGTGAGCGCAAGGAAGCCCTGATTAAAGGCATGGTTCCCAAAGCCAAAGAGAACGCTACCGGTGAAAACAAACCTTTCAACGGCGGCCGTCACAGCGGCATTTGCTACACCCATTCCCGTAGCAACTACCGCTAAAGCGAAACGCCCTCCAGACCCACCTGGAAGGCGCTTCTAACCAGCAATAAGGAGAGTATTGATGGCTGAACAGTATTGTAGTTCGTGCCGGTTTTTTCGGAAACTGGAGATTTTGGGTCAATGTCGGCTTTATCCGACCTATCAAAA